CCACCGCGCTTTGTAGCCTCAATAGCTCAGTATTTAGCTCCTTTAGAACATGCATTGTACGCCACGAAATTCAATGGCCTACCAATGTTTGCGAAGTCGATGAACACGTCGCAAAGAGGGAACGCAATAGCTGAGATGTTGAGGGCAGAAGGCTTACTAGTTGGAATGGATCACTCCAGATTTGATAGCCATGTCGTCGGAGACCTCCAACGCTTAGAGCATGAGTTCTACTTGTGGGTGTATAAAAACGACCCGAAATTGCAATCAATGTTGGCACAACAGCGTGATAATAAGTGTTTCAGCCGCTCAGGCCCGTCGTGGCGGGCCAATGGAGGCAGGATGAGCGGAGACTTCAACACTTCCTTAGGCAACAACGTCATTAATGCTGTCGTTATGCTCGCGTTCCTTTTCCGTAATGGAGCGTTGGACGAAGCAACGTTGCTGCTTGATGGTGACGATTCTGTAATGGCAATTCCTCGCCGATTGTTTGACTGCTGGGATGTAGGAGTCTTTAAGAATTTGGGAATGACAACCAAAATAGAAGAGAAGACGTCCATAACGGAACAGATCCAGTTTTGTCAAAGCCACCCTGTCAAGACCGTGACGGGCTGGCGGATGGTGCGCGATTACCGGCGCGTGCTGTCCCGACTTCCTTATACAATTCGGTCATACCAGGGACGCGCTTGGCTTAAATATGCAAAAGCCGTGATGCATTGTGAGCGCGTTATGTCAGACGGTGTACCAATCCTTAATGTAATTGCCTCTTCTTTGGAAAGAGCATTAGCAAACGTTGATTTCGATGAGAGCTATTTAGACACGAAAATGTTGAGAAAGCTCGATAGAGAAAAGGCGTTTGTTGGGTTGGATGTCACTCCAGAAGTTCGTTCTAGCTACAGTCTTGCGTTCGATATATCTCCTGAAGATCAAGTGGCTCTTGAAGATGAGATACGAGCAGTGGACTGGGGCAAGTGCCTACGTCTCCTGGTATAGGTGCGGAAGATGTCCAAAAGGCAAAATCCGATGCGCCGAAGAGGTGCAGGCCGCAAGGCCCTTAAGCCCAAATCCAGCGTAGCAGCTGGATATTCATATGGTCAGCTCAATGCAAGAGCGAATGGGACCATTCGAGGGGATGAGCTTGTTCTAGAGTTTACAGAACTTGCCATGACTTGTGTCGTACCAGCGTCAACAGCGCCGCCCCAGAGCACGCAATTTTGGCCTGGTGCATCCGGAATGACACGCCTCGACACGTTTGCGCAACTCTACTCGCAGTATAGGGTAGAGGCTGCAGAGTTAGAGTTCCGACCAGCGGTTGGAACTAACGTCTCTGGCATCCAAGTTACTGGATTTGCGTATGATGGTAACGACATACCTTCGAGTCTCTCAACAGCAATGGGAGTCGAGCCCAGGTTCTCAGATGTACCGTGGGTAGGAGGAAGAGTACGTCTACCAGTGGATAGGCTGATGAAATCGAAGTGGCATTTCACAGCGAACGGCAGCAACCCGTCCGGTTTTAATACTACCGGATCGGTTTTCTGGCATGCAAGCGGTACAAATGGAGCAATCCTAGGTAATATCTGGCTGAAATATCGAGTCAGATTTTCAGGACCAACGAACCAAGTGACAACAATGAACGTGGCATCTTCCACGTTCCCAGCCCTAGGATCATCTTATGGGCTTGGGCAAGCAGTAGCTAATGATATGGCTAGTGCTGTGGTTAGTGCCTCGAGTCCAACTCTTTGGACAGGGAGCCAAACCAATGGTTCAGTGAGCTTGACCAGTGGCGGTGTCTCAACCGGCCTGGCAAGCATTTTCCTGAAACCTGCAGGGCCGCTATTAGCGTCGTTGGGATCAAATATCAATCCCAACCAACTAGTCGAGTATATTGCTGAGTTCATGGGCACAACAACTGCACCAGCAACAGGTCCAATAGCGACCACTTGGCTTCCAAATGGCGCTAACCCCAATACGGGGGAGAATACCATACAAGACAGCATGCCCTACGAAATCTTCGTTGATGGGTCCATAAAGGTGTGTTACAGAATTGTAGACTACCTTGCCAACATGGTTGGTGCCCAATTGACCATTGCGCCACCGGGTGGAACCAACACCTGGTTAGCCGGCACTTTGTTCAATGTCGCGACATGGATCCGGCCGTTCATTCAAATCTCCACAGGCAATTCAGTTTTACCGCAGCTGAACCCAGTTTCTAGAGCAATCTTTGAGAAACAACGTGATGAAAAGAAGACCAGAAAGTCGCGAGAAGCAAGGCAATGGGGAGGCCCCGATTCAGATGATAGTGATATCGAGGTTATT